GGCCGTGTGCTGTGGAACTGACCCGGCCAAGACAGACGCGTTGCCGAGCGTCGGCAACTCCGATGACGCGTTGAGGGTGTCGTCTGCCCCCATCGACATGCCTGTGCAGTTGAGCGGTGCAACCCCAGGAATCGGGGAGTACGCCTGAATGGCGTCCCTTCCGTCCTCCATCGGCCAGTACGCCACCGGGTTGAAGGAGGGCAGTCGTCGGCGGAGTGTCGAGGCGAGCGCCTTTTTTCCCTGCCCCAGCCGCCGCAGGATCCCGGCAGCCTCCACCGGCACCCACACGTCTTTCCCGGACACGTCCCAGCGTGGCGGCCAGCTGCTGACCTCCCCCATGAACCGGAACTGCCGGTTGCTGATCGCGGCGGCCGGGCCGAGCGTCCACAGAAGTCCGGCGCTGTCCGTGAAACTGCTGATCCCTGGCGTGAGCGCCCTGGCGTCGGGGGCAGCGACGACGGTGCCGTCGATGCCGTTGCGGATCTCCGCACGGTGGACGCGTCCCAGGACGGGGCCGACAGCGTTAACAGCGGTCGGCGATACCTCGAGGGGGGCTGTGCCCGCGTAGATGCTCATCGTCGGGGTGGACGTGAACGGGACCCCGATCGTCGTCCACGGGCCGTTCAGGGACTGCGCCCAGTACATGGTGACGGTGTAACCGCCGGCGCCGTTGTTCACGTCCAGGGTGGCGCGCAGCGCGGCTTTGCGGGGCAGCGCGGGCAGAGCGCGGGTGATGCCGAAATTATCCGCTCCGGTGGTGGACCAGTTGAACCATAGGCTGCCGTTCTCGATGCGCAGCATGTACGACCGCTGGTTCGTGGCCGAGATCCATTTCGCGATCAGGCCCTGCGCGGCGGAGCCGTACCAGTCCGCGGTGGCCTCCACCCGGATGTCGATGTCGCCGGTGATGTCCACCGCCGCGGTGTCCGGGGTGCGGGCATACGAGGCGGTGGTGCCGTCCAGGTTCAGGTACGACTCGGGCCCAGGTACGGACACCCGTAGTGGGGTGTTTCTGCCAATGAGCCCGTAGTACGGCGACATCGGGTTGCGCGGTGAGTACGTGCCGGACCGGTTGTTCAGGACCAGGGAACACCGAGAAGGGTCGACGCTGCTGGCCTCATCCTTCGCGCCACGGTCGATGCTGATGGGCGCCCGCGTGTAGACGTCGCCCGTGATGTCCGTCCACACGCTGTTGATCTGCAGCTCGGTGCGAACATCGAGCGGAGACTGAGGAAACGCCACAGATTCACCCCGTTCCGAATGCGGCCTGCACGCTGCCGCGGCCATCGATCCGCACCATCTTGCGGAGCATCTTCTTCAACTCCCCGTCGCCGCCCTGGACGTCGAGGACGACACGGACGGTCGGGCCGCCCGCAGACGAAGACATGAGAGGAGCACTGCCGGCCATCTGCCGCCCGGCCGCCATGGCCTGCGACGAGGACGGTTGGACGAGAGTGGACATCTTCCGGTCGAGGGCGCCCTGGCCGGACTCAATGCCGTCAACGATGCCTGCGGGGATCCACCGGCCCACCACATCGGCCATGACCTTCGATGGCGACGCGATCCCAAGCGCTTTGGCGATCGGCCCGGGCACCAGGTTCTTCGCGAAACTCATGAGCTGGCCCTTCAGCCAGGAGCCCATGGACTTGATGCCGTTCCACAGGCCCCGGACCACGTCCATGCCCTTGCCGTACAGCAACGATCCGAGGTTGCCGACAGCGCCCTTGATCCGTCCGGGGAGGCCACGGACGTAGGAGATGATCCCGACGACCTTGTTGGCCAGCCCCGTCTTGATCTGCGACCAGTGGTTCAGGAAGAACTTTACGATCGGCAGGTTGGTGATGAACCCGACGATCTGCGTACCGATGCCTGTGATCTTGCCCCAGAGCCAGTCCCACGCCGCGCCAGTCTTCTCTTTGATCGTGTCCCAGTTCGCAATGATCAGGGCAACCAGGCCGATAACCAGTGCGATGACCCAACCGATCGGTCCCATTGCGATCAGCCACTGTGCGGCCATCGTTGCCGCCCAGATGACCGCCCGACCAGCCATCAGCAAGAACTGAGCGGCGGCCGTGATACCAGCCCGGATCACTGCGGCGATCCACGTACCGATGGACACGAGCGCGCTGCCCACCCACGCCGCCGCCGTGGTCGCCGCGGACACGACCGCAGCACCGGCGATCTGCGCGTAGGCCATCAGCCCCATGGCCATCATGCGGCCCCAGTTGCCGATCACCGTCCACGTCGACGCCGACATGATCGCGTTGGCCGCTGTGACGATCGCCGACACGGCGGCATAAACCGCCATCGCACCGCGCACGACCAGGACCACCCCGGCCAGGGCGGTGAACGCGTACATCAGCGGGATGATGGCGCCCTGGTTCTCCATGGCGAACGTGGCGATGCCACCGGCAGCCTGGCCGAGCTCCACCATCACGGTCCGCTTGAAGGACTCCAGCGCCATTTTCGGGTTGTCACCGACCGCCTTCGTCATGCGGTCGGCCGCGCCCGACGCCTCGTCCATGCCGATCGAGGCGGCGGCCGTGGCCGGGTCGAGCGCGAACAGCGCGTCACCCATCACAGTGCCGGGGTCGCCGAACAGGGCAGTCGCAGCGTTCAGCTTGACCTGCTCGTCCTTCGTCCCCCGCAGCGCGTCCAGGGTCATACTGAGCGCCTTCTCAGCGCTCTCGCCGCCCTGGCCGATCAACTTGGACATCTGCCCGGAGCTCAGCCCAATGCTCTTGAATGCCGCGTCAACCGACGTGCCGCCGGCCAGGGCTAGTTCGCCGAACTGCCCGATGGCGTCGGCCACCTGGTCGGCGTCTTTCGCGCCGACTTGCATGGCCTGCGAGATAAGGCCCATGGCGGTCTGGCCGTCCAGGCCTGCTCGCCTGAACTGGGTGGAGTATTCGTTGACCACGTCGAGGAGGTCGTCGGCTTTGTTGGCGGACGACTGCATACCCACGGTCAGGATGTCGAACGCCTCGTTCGCGTCCTTCGCCAGCCCAGTCTTGATGAGCTGGCCAACGGCGGCCGTGGCCGGGCCGACCTCCTGATTGAACGTCTGGGCCAGGGCAAGGGCCTTCGTCGTGACGCCTTCGAGGCCGCCCTCGACCTGTGAGACGTCGCCGATGTTCTGGTACACCCCGCGGATGGCCTCGTTGACCGTCTCGGCTGAGTCGCCCCACGCGTTCTCATACACCGACGCTGAGACCTCGGCCAGCTGCGCCGCCTCGGCCGGCCCGACACCGAGCTGCGCGGCCAGCTTGTCGTTGGCCGCCTCCATGTCCATGCTCTCCACGATGCTGGCGCCGAGAACTCCAGCGAACCCGACACCGATAGCGGCCGCGGCGGTGTTGAACTTCTCGCCCATGGCTGAAACTTCGCCGGACGCGCGGTCCCGGGCCACCAGGTTGAAGACCAGCGACGTATCGCTCATGGGTCACCTCTTCAGTTGTTCCGCGGCCTCGTCGTTGGCCTTCTTGTAGGCGTCGAGCCAGTCGAGGGCGGCGTCTGCCTGCTCCACGGTCATGAGGTCCCACTGCCACGGCTTGATGCCGAGGAGATGGGCGGCGTTGCCGAGCTGCCTCAGTCGGCGATCGGCAGCCGCGCTTTTCCCGCTTCCTCGACGTCGTCGTAGGCGTCCTCCATCGCAGCGTCGATGGTCGTCAGCGCGGCAGCCAGTTCGTCACCGTGCTTGGTCTCCAGGACCTTCTCCCGCATCTCCTTCCACTCCTGGCGGGAGTACTCCAGCGTGAGTTCGTCCCACGCGAAATCGACGTCCTCGAAGCGCGTCTTGGGGTGCTCGCGGCGCAGGTAGGTGAAGAGGAGCGCCCTGCGGCACAGGCTGTTGCCCTGCAGGACGGCGGTGGTGAACTCCGAGAAGTTCTTGCCGGTGCGGCGCTCGATGTCCTCCCGCTCGACCGACATCAACTTGCGAGGGTTGTAGCGGTACCGCGTCGGCTCGTCCTGGCCCTCGGGGTGGTAAATCAGAAACATGGCTGCCTATCCGTTCGGAATGCGGGAGATGAGTCGTCTGGCCATGTCTTCCATGGCCTCGTGCACAGCGGCGCGGTAGGCGTCGGCATCGTTCTCAAACGCCTCGTCGAACCACTGGCGTTTGCCGACCTGGGTACGCCACGGCTCATGGCCGTAGGTGAGGGTCCGCCAGCCACCGCTACGGCGGTTCGTGCGCTTCGGAGCGTTCGCGAAGCCACGCAGCCCAGGGGTTTTGAACGCTTTGACGCGGGCGCCGGACCAGCGGCCGCCGAGCTTGACCTCGGGGCGGATCTTCTTCGCGATACCGGACCGCAGACCGGCGCCCATGCCAGTGCCGGCCGACGGCATGGCCATGATTCCGGACTTGGCCATGGCCGCCCCCGGGCGCAGGGCGTCGCGCATGTTCTTCGCGAGCTCCTTGCGCAGGGCCTTACCGTCGGCCTCGCGGCGGATCGCCCGGACCAGGGCGTCCAATCCCTCATGGGTGACCCGGAGATCGAACGGGGGTCCCCCGCTGGCCATCAGGCGACGGCGCGGGTCACGGCCCCGGACGTCGGGTAGCCCACCGACACGGAGGCCTCGTCACCGACGCTGCCCTCGATCGGGTTCCACCCGTTGATGAGAATGGATCCTGCCCACTGCGGGTTCGACGGCCCCGCCACCGCGCTGTCGAGGCGGACCACGAACGGGACGACAGTGCCGAGCAGCGGCCACATGATCGAATCGATCTTCGTGGCGGCGACGTCCTGCAGGAACTCCAGCGAGAGCTCAGCCGACTTGAGACCGCCGAGGACTTCCTTCCACCCGAGGGACGCGTAGGTGGTGACTTCCTTGTCTTCCACCTCGACCGACAGTTCGGCCTTGCGGGTATACGAGGAGAGGTCGGTTCCGTTGATGCTGACGAACGCGGCCAGCAGGACCATCTTGGCCATGGGTGATCACCTGATTCCGAGAGAGACAGCGAACATGAACGAGGGTGAGCCGCCGCCGGAGATGGTCCAGGCGACGCGGTAATAGGTGTCGGTCACGGCCGTGCCGTCGCCGCGCAGGATCTGCCCGCCCGGTGCGGTGGCCGCGCCGAACGTGAGCAGGGTGCTGGGGGTGGTGAATCCGGCCGCGTCATCCGTCTCGATGCGTGCCGTGATCGACGGGGTGGTGCCGGCCACGGAGAGGACGTGCAGCGCGGCGTACAGCCGCTTCCCCGCGGGGATCGCACCCAGCTGCAGCGCCGTCCCTACTCCGGTCGCGGTGCGGGCGGTGCCAGGCGGGTGGGCGATCTGCCCCCGCACCAGCGGCCAGCTGCTTTTGACGGTGCTGGTCCACGGGGCGATCTCACCGACCGCGTCGCCCACCTTGTAGTCGGCGCGCATCCCCGACGTGATGTACGCCAGCGCACCCACCACCGAGTCGGTGGGGCACACCGTGTACGGACCGACTCCGCCGAGCGTTGCCCAGGACGCGTCATCGACCTTCGACGGATCCCCCGCTTCCCACTGGCCCTCGCCGGAGATCTCTGCCGAGCCGAGACCGCCGATGACCTCCT